AGCCAGCCATTAAAGCGGACTCGGGAAGGTGATAGTTCGGTAGATGTCCCAAGCTTTGTAATAGGGTTTAGTGTCGGCGGCTAATCTGTTGGTGCTGCCGTCCATCAGCACAGCCTGTGTGACTGGCTGTTGCCCAGGTGGATCACTAAACGCGGTGTATCGCGTGCCATCCCATCTACGTTTGCCGGCATCGAGCAACACCAGCTTCCAGCCGAGCACTGGCCAACTGGCACCTAACTGCACCCATCCGCTGGTGTAGGTTGTGGTGCTTGGCCTAAACTCAAACGCCAAAGTCCAACGCCAGTAGGCCAACCCGTTTTCGTAGACGGCCTGAGCGTTGAGGCTGTTTAGCCTGGTTGTTTTGGCCGCCAGCGAAATCGTTGAGCCTGGCGGTGTGATAGTTAGCGTGCTGGCGTTCAGTTTGCCGACTGCGCTCATCCACGCCTCAGATGGTGGTGTGGATGCGTTCAGGCCGATGGTGATCTGAGCGCCAAACTTCTGGATCTCGCTAGCTGGCAGAAACGGATCGTAGGCACTATTGAGAATTGCGTTGCCGTCCACATCTCCGCGCAGCGCCTCTGGGTAGGCGACTGTGGAGATCTGGTAATCACGAGGCCTAGACAGTGGCGACTGCACCCGCTCAGCAGGCGCTTGGCCTTGCTGCTGCGTGTCTATCGCAGGATTGCCGGTTGCACCAGTGCCAGTGCCACCGCCTTGGAATGTGTCGGCGTTGTAGGCGTAGTTGGCTGTTACTCGCCAGAGCGTGCCATCGTTTTGATCTTGATCTACCGAAAAGCCAACGCAGTAGGCCAGCGAGTCTTCTGGGTGAACTGACCAGACAAGCGGCAGGCTGGGATGGCTGCCAGCGTAGTAGGGACCATAGCCAGCCGAATCAGTCTTGACCAGAAACGCGCGCTTGTACGCTCGCTGGTAGCGCTGGTCAACGCTGCCGCTTCGGCCTTCGATGACTTCCCTGAATAGCGTGTAGGCCATGTCTTACCTCAGATGCCTACTTGAACTGTGCCGGGTAGTTTAATACCAGCCAGTAGTGTCAGCATTTCTGCGCCTTGGCGAGTTTGTTCTTTAGCCTCTGCTAGTATCTCTTGTTGCGGTTCTTTACCGCCGCCAAGCTGGTTGCGAACCATGGCCTCAACTGCTGCCGCGCTACCTGCTTGCAACCGCTGAACAGAAAAATCCGCAGCACTTGCAAGCTGGCGTTGTGGGATTTTGATAGCGTCAAGAGGTTGGCCGCCTTTTGGAAGACCCAGATCGTTTGCTCTACGAATATCGGCAACTGCTGCACCTTTTTTAATGTTGTCAAAAAAAGCAGTAATCTGCCCTTCTCTAGCAACTCGGTCCTGCTCAGCTTGTTTAACGCCTATCTGGTCTAGGAATTCTCTAGTCTCTAGCAGCGCTGCAGTCTCGCCGGAAATCAATCCTGATACGCCTTGGTCAAAAACAATCAGCACTTTTTTGGCCATCGTCTCCAGATTGATAATGATCTTTTGAAACTCTGAAGCAAAATTATTTGCAGTCTTTGCAATTATTTCAGCAATCTCAAAAGCAAAATCCCTGCTTTTTTGGAAAGACGATTGGAGCCTGTCCGCCTCCCCAGCCGGACCAAGCGCTTCTAGTAGTCCTTTGGTAATCTCCTTGACTATGCTGCTAATAGCATCAATCACACCACGAAGACTTGCTAGGAATGCTGGAATATCCAAGCCGTCTATTAAGCCTTTTCCAATGTCCCTGAACAGTTCAACAACGCCTTGTTGCAAACGGCTTAGCTGGCCATCAAAACTGTTAAACAGCCGCTGCGCTGCCTCGATAGCTTCCGGTGTTTTGACTGCATCCTGCATAGCCAATACCGCAGTACTCGCCTGAACGGTCTTATTGTTGACCGCATTGATGGCATCTTCCACCGAGTGGAACTGACCGGTTACATTGCTGAGCCTGACAGCCAAAGCCTCATAAACCTTTAGGCCGCTTGACTGCATTTGTTGCAGGGTCGAGGCCTCTGCAACACCAGATTTGACCATCTCACTAATGCCGCCAGCCAATTGACCTAGGCCACCCTGCCCAAGCAGTGGTGCCACATTGGCAAATGTTCGCATTAACTTTTCGGCGCTGCCGGCATCAACGCCTGCTGTGGCAAGCTGCTGAAATCCTCCGACAACCTCACTAAGCGGCACACCCATATCGCGAGTTATCTGGCGCAAATTTTCTAGGCTTTCAGCACCTTTATCGAAACTGCCTGCCATCAGGCCCATTTTGACTTGCATGGTTTCCAGCTCGCCGCCAAGCTTAATCATTTCACCGACAGCGGCAATTGGCGCGCCTATGAAAAACTGCGTTACGCCTCGCAGCATGTCGAATCCAGACTTGACATCGTTGGCACCCTTCAATGCCTGTGCCAGCCGGCCAAATGCACTACCAGCCTCATCAGCTTTTTTGCCAGCCTCGCTTGTTTTCTTTGCTGTTCTAGCTAATCCGTCTTCAGCCTGTTGGCCGTTCCAGCCAAGGTTGATCGCTAGTTTGCTAATCGTCGCCATGGATTACTCCTCCCAGCGACCTCAAGTATGGCAAAATGGCTGACTGATCAGGCTCATGTTTATCGAAACGAGGTATCCAATCGCTTACCTTGGTGTTTTTGCACCAAGGCGCTGCGCTGGCATAGCAGGAAATGGCATTCAGCAGATCCTGCCGATATGGTCCCCATGGCTCAACTGCCAGCAGGGCGATCCATTCAGACAGTTCGGAACTGGTCAACCGATCACCCAGCTCGGCCACAGTCATGCCAAGGTGGCCGGCTAAGGCAAACATCAGGCGGCGGGTGCTTCCGCCTGGTTCTCGTAGTTTTTTTCCAGCTCATCCACATCTGATTTAGTTAGCCTGTTAATTCGCATGGACGCTTCAAAGATGCGATCCATTGCCGAGGCCGGCAACTCGCCGAGGGCGGCCACATCAGAATCAGCAAACATGCGCAGGCCAGTGCTGTCTGACAAGGTCAGCACCGCTAGCCTGGCGCGGATATTATACATCTTTGCGCTGCCTTTTTTATCGATAGACGAAGCCTCAAAGGCATCTCTTTCGCTGGCAGTAATTTCCTTAACGAACACGGTGCCACCCCACTCTGGCACCTTGATTTCCTCAACACGTCCTCGACTTTTGCCAAGGATTTCGTCCCTATTCAAGCCCATTCAATTTCTCCGTTAAACAGCAGTTACTTGCAAGGTTACTGAAAAGCGCAAGGCTTCATCACTTGCGCCAACAGTTGGTTCAGTAATTCCGCTGATGTAGCCTTGGTAGCTGATCAGCGCATCGATGGTTGAGCCAGGGAAATTAAGGCTCAGCGTGACGCTGTTGTAGCCAATGCTTGAACCAGTAACAGTCGCTTGCCAATCGCGCAGCGTTTTAAGCGTATTGGTGGCCGTAGCTGTGTCTTCGAGGTAAACCTCAAAAGTCACAGTGCCTGGATCAACCCGGCTTGGCAGGCGCTTCAACGTGTAGTCAGACAAACCAGTAATTTCAGCCATTGCCACTGATCGAGTGGTGCCGGTGACGCTGATGCAATTCAGGACAATCGCAGTGCCAGTTGCTGGCGTAAGTGTCGCAATCGTCCCAAGTGGTAGTACTACAGCCATTTTTTACTCCTCATTCCGTGTATGTGCCTACAATCTCAATTGAGATTATGCGGGCTGACTCGTCCGATCCGTCTTGATAAAGCTCGTTAGAGCTTGCCTCTTCCTCGACCAACCATTGATGGACGAACAAGCTGCCAATAGTCTGCCGGCTTGGTGTTGCAGCAATGGCAGACGCGATCCAGTTGGCTGTAGCCTGTGAGCTACTGCGCGTCTCGCCGACAACTGTGACCTGTACACGTTCAGTAGTTGCAACCACGGAGCCGCCAGTGGTCCTTTGCCGTTGCCTGCTAACAGACTGGTAAACAGCATAAGGCTGGCTTGTATTGCCTTGGCCGGTTTGGTCGGGTGATATTCCGCCAGGCAAATAGGTGGCATAGTTGGCGTAGGCGGCCAAATAGGTGCGCACAGCTTGACCAAGTACGCTCATACTGTGGCAGTCCTTTTGGCCATCGCCTTTTGCAACTCTTCACTAAGGATGCGTGCTGTGATGTCTTCGCATTGCGATCTATTGGCATTTAATGCCGGCTTTAAAAATGGTTTCCCAGCTACTGGCCGTAGCTTGCCAGACCGCCATAGTTTGGCCGTAAACCCATTCTCAATTAGGTGGCTGTAATTAGTTGGGTTAACAGGCACCATTACGTTGCGCTGCGCTGCAACGCTTCGTTTTGGCTTGTGATAAGTCTTAAAAGCCATGATTTTAAACTTGCGGCGCGGGCCGATGATTGCGTAAACTGCGCCTGTTTTTTTAGATGTCGTTACTCGGTAGCCGAGACTCTTCTTAAGCTGCCCAGTTGTGCCGTAACGAAAAACCTTTTTGCCTTGGTACATAATCCGCTTGCGCTTGGCCGGCACGAGCGTGCGAGCAGTGCGAAGGATAGGCGTAGTGCACGCTCTTGCCACACGGCGCAAGGCAGGCTTGATCTTCTTGCCAGCATCTCGCAGAGCATCTATTAGATCAACTGCTCCGGCCAGATTTAAGCGAAGGTCGCGAGAGCTAGCCATTACGCATTTTCCTCGGCATCAATCTCAAGCGAAATGCCTCGCTCCTCAAGATCACGCACGCCTCGAACATTCAACTCGCGGCTGCCAAATAAAATACGATGCTCAGCAGTTACATCAGCTCGGTGGCGTATTGTCACCCGGTGCGTGATGTCAGCCTGCTGCTGGTTGGCTAGCTGGCTCTCGGTCGCAGTCACCGGCAGCACCTTGCCCCAAACAGTGGCGTAGGTCGCCCAAGTGCGAGTGGGTTGCCCATAGCTGTCGGTGCTGTCGGTTGCCGACTGCAGCGCCAGACGGTGCCTCAACTCGCCAATAATCACTGGTAGTCACCAACAGAGTAAATCTTCAGGATTGAATCGACCGCCAATGGCACTTCGCTTCCGGCACCTGGCTGAACCGCAGAGCGGTTTTCATACCAGTGCGCCACCAGCAGCTTGATGCAGGTGGTCAGCAGCGCCGGCACGTTGGCAGCAGCAGTGCCATAGCCGGCAACATAATCAACTTCGACTGCGTTTGCCTTGCCATTTTCGGTGTTCGGCCAGATGTCCAGCGGTGTCAGGTTTAGCCTGGGCGGGTTGCCATCGAGGTCTAACTCGAAATCACCACCGGCAAATGTCATCGTGGTAAGTGTGCCGTTTTCGTCGTAGTAGCGGATGCGCGGCATCGCATAGCTGTAGGCACCACCCACTGCGATTTGCACCGCAGGCCCACGCAGCAACTCAATAGCGCCTTCTGGAAAATAGTCCATGGTTTGGCGGTAGGTGGTGTTAACCAGTGGCCGCCTGGTTTGCCGCTCGACATAATCGCGTCCAGCAGATATTAGCGCACCAATCAGCGCATCGTCTGTGCTGTGGTCAACGCGCAGGTGGAGCTTCATGTCAGAGGTTGACACTGGCTCCACTGTTGCGGCAGTTAATACTTTGAGGCCCACTTAGCGCTTGCTCCGTTTAGCGGCTTGCTTGGCCTCGGGTGTTTCCACCTCGTTAGCTTTATATTCGACAATGCCGTCCACGCAGATCGCAAAACCAGCGGCAATGATTCGATTCGCATCGACTGCATCGGGATGATCCCAGATGTCACCGACACGGTAGGTGCCGAGAGGACCGGAGATACATTCGAGCATTTGAATCTTCATTGCCTTGGTTTCCTGATCTGCGTGGGCTATTAAAAGTTAGGCTTGAACCATGTGCTTGATCGCACCGCTGGCCAAGATCTTGCTGTCAGTTCTGGCCCATGCCGTGAATCCAACTGCACCGTTAGCGGCATAGAGCTCGTCGAGCCTTTGGATGCGGATATTAGCCACATCGCGGATCAGGAACTTGTTCATGGCACCGAACACCATCGTCTTGAGGCCAGTGGTGATGGCGCTGTTCAGGCTGTTGCTGATTACCAGCGGGAAGCCATGAATGCGAATCTCACCAGGGATGCGGTAAGACTCCTGGAACAATGGCTGGCCGTTGCTGTCCACCAGCTTGCGCACATACAGCCAAACGCTGTCGTGCATCACCAGAGCGCAAGAAGGATCTTGGCGATAGGCGATGTCGACGCTGTGAATCAGGTCGAGGATTTCGGCTGATGTGATAGCGGTTGCGCTGGCAGTGGTCTTGCCTGCGGTGCTGGCTGCAATGCCTGTTGGTTGGCTGGAGCCTGTGCCGGTTGCGACATAGTCAGCCATGATTCGGCCAAGACGCTCGCCGAGCAGGTCGCCGATATAGGTTTCGAGGTCAACAGCGTTGTCGTCCAAGAGCTGCCAAGATACCTTGAGCGCCTTGCTACTCATGGTGTAGGCACCAAGAGAGATCTGGCCGAATGAGGTATCGGCTACAGTGAGTGCGCCATCTTCGGCCAACAGCACGCCTTTGGTGCCGGTGTCGTCGTTGGTTGGCATGGTCATCGGCTCGCCAGACTCGGTGCGCAGCACCTGAGCGTATTCGCGCAGCGGGTTGAAATAAAGCAGCGCCTTTTCGATGCGCTCGACCAGGACAGTCGGCACGTTAAAACCGCCGAGGCTGCCGGTGCTAATCACCTGTGTGGCTGTGCCGCGCTCTTCCAACTCACGCCTGCTGCGAGGCGCGGTGTCAAACAAGCGAACATTGAAATCGCGGCTACGCAGGCTAACACCAACGCGCTCAGCGGCGGCTCGGTGCGCATCAGTCGCGCGGCCATTGCCTTCTAGGAACCAGCCACGCATGGCCAGCTTGCGATCATTGTGGTAGTTTTTATCTGCAACATCCTTCACGATGTAAGGCGTGTTCAATGGCATGGGTTTGCTCCTGCGGGTGGTCTGGGATTCCAACTTTTCCAATAGGCTGGCGCAACGCGCGCCAACCAAATCCAATTTCCTTTCAGCCTCGGCAGCCTTGTCAGCGCCGGCCATCTCCTCTTCTGGCACAAAGTTCATGGCCTCCTCGATGGCGGCCACCCGCGCATCGAGATCGGCAACGCCTTGGACTAGTGCGTCCATGGCGGCTTGCTCTTCTGGAGTGAGCGCGCGAATCTGCTCAATCAGCGCGGCTCGCTCGTCAATCAACTTTTTCAATTCGGCAACCTTTTCCATGTGAATCTCCTTTGAGTCAGAAAATAAAACACTGGCAGCACGATAGCCGTGCGATGCAAGCCATCGCGCGCGCCTGATTTCAAACTCCACTTGTCGCAGGCCGCGCAAGGCAACAGTGGTATCCGGGTAAGCAGGTATCGAAACAACCGATACCTCATGTAGATCTATGCTGTTTAGCGTTCTCAGTGCGTTGCCGTATTCGTCCTTGTCCCAAGTGTCGCCACCGGGTGGCACAAGAAAGCCGAATGACATTTGGTTCACCACGCCAGAGCGCACCAACTGGCGCAGGTCGTCGGCGTAGCTCACACCTTCAGGCAAATCTATTTCAACTCGCAGGCCGCGCTTGTCGCTGGAAACCTTGAGAGAACCGTTGGTTGTCCTGGCTAATGGCTGGCTGGTGTTGTGGTCCCAAAGCGCTCTAATGTCGGCGTTGTTTTCGAGTGACTTGTCGAATGCGCCAGGTGTAATCTTTTCCCTGAATCCGCCTAAGTCTTCGCTCAATGCAGGCGCGTAAACTGCAGCATAACCGACCAGCTTGCCGCCTTCCTGCTCAAGTTTGCTAGTTCGTTTTTCGAGCATTGCCGCCTCCTCGTTTGCGTGTTGGTGTGTCCCCGACACTGGCTGGGTTAGGGCTAGCGCTGGGCGAAAGCGCGGGGACCAGTGCCGGGGTGGCTGATGGCGCTGAAGGGCCGTTTGGCGCACTCAGCGGTTGCATGTTGAGCGGTTGCAGATACTGGTCGCCACCCTCGATTGGCGGCAGGTTTTCACGCTCGCGTATCTCGTTGGTTGAGAGAATGCCCCAGTTCTTCGCAACCGCATAGACTTCATAACGGGTCTTAATATCCGCTCTTAACAGGCCTTCGATTAGATGCTCAAAGTAGTATTCTCGGCGCTCGACTGTGTTCAGCAGTTTTATCTGCAGTTCTTGCTCCAGGCGAATTAGCCAGGGGCGAAGTGTCTCGGTGTAAAACGCTTGGTTTTCAGCCTCGATGCTTGAGTAGGTCTGGCCGGTGTTGTCCCGTAGTTTGCTCGATGGACAGTTAAACCAACGAGCCACCTCGGCAACTTGGAACTGCCGAGTCTGCAAAAACTGCGCATCGTCTGGCGGCACACCAAGCGCCTGCCATTTCATGCCTTCCTCAAGGATTGCAATTCGGTGAGCATTGTCGAGGCCGCTGTGCAGGCGCTCATAGTCGCCACGCAAACGCTGCCGTGCGTCGTCGCTCAATCTGCCTGGGTGTTCCAACACACCAGATGGCCTAGCTCCAGTGCCAAACAGCTTGGCACCAAACTTCTCGGCAGCCAATGTCAAGCCTAAGCTCTCACGAGCAGTGCGAACCACGCTGTAGCCCATCACGCCATCACCACCGAGGCCGCGTAAATGAATGACATTGGCACCGGCAAGAGTGACATGGCCGCCTTGCGGTTGGCGCACTTTGTAGTAGATGTTGCCGTCCACTTCGCGGTATGGCTCTACGCGCTCTGGTGCGAGTAGCCACAGCGCCACAGGCACGCCATCGCTAGCTCTGCGCTCAATCTCGGCGTAGCCGTTGCCGTAGGTCAGAGCGTGCGCAAACAGGCTTTCACGAAACACCAGCGAACCGATGCCAGGGCAAGGCTCGTCGTGCAGCAAACCATAGAGCGGGTGCTCGCTGGCTCGGGTGCGGGTGGCTCCGTCTCGGCGGTAGGTGATTAGCGGTAGGCTGGCAGCGCCTTCAGAAATCACACGCACTGCAGCCCACACGGTGGCGCAACTGAGTGCGCTTGCCTCATCGACACGCACTCCCGACTCGGTGTTCCTACCGCCTAACAAATCTATCAAGGCAGGATTATTGAGCACCGCAGCGGGTGATATGCGCTTCTGCAATCCGAATATGCGCTGAATGAAATTAGCCATACAGCTAATCATTCAAACTGCTGACACGATCAGCGCCAAACGCAGATAGCCCACTGGTGGTAAACAGCACCGAGCCTGTCCACCTCATGCCAAGATTTCATCCAGGTGCGCTTGCCAGATCGGCAAGGTCCCTCGGTGCTGCATTGATAATGGATGGTTGAAGTGTCTATTCCGGCAACTACCACATAGTGACCAATGCCGTGCGCTGGTGTGGTCAGACAAATGATGGCGCGGTCTGTTAAGGTGAATGCTTTAAGGTCGTCCCATTGCATACTGCCTGCCAGCACATGGCAGCCAATTGAGCGGAAAAATGCCTCGATGCTGCGCGGGTCGGTGCCGTCTAGGCTGGTGCAGTTTAGGATTTGGAAATGGCTGGCCTTGGGTCTGCGCTTGATGTGGCGCAGCACTACCTGCACAGCAACCAGCCCGCAGTCATGATCACCCGACTGCCGCAGGTCAGGCAGAGAAATCACAGCATTCCCAGCCCGCGACCTTCGTAGACGCTGGTGCCGGTCACCTCGCCTAGCTGTGCCCTGGCTATTGCCATCACGCCTGCCACGCAGAGGTCTATTTTCTCGGTGCTTTTCGATTTGCTTGGCTTGATATTGCCTGCGCTGTCGCTCTCGATCACCGCATTGCCCCAGCACCAGCGCTGCACCGGGTGGCCATCGTGCCAGAGTCTTCCCTGTAAAACCAGAGACTCGGCAGCTTTAGCCGCTGGTGACATCGAGGCGTAGCCTTGGCCAAACGCCACCACGCTCAGGCCTTCCGCCTGCAGTTCCTGCGCCAGTTGCGCCGCGTTCCAACGATCGATGGCGATCTCACGAATGCGGTACTCGCTGGCCAATGCCATGATTTGCGCCTTGATTTCGCTGTAGTCAATGACCTCGCCTTCGATAAGCGTTAGATGGCCTTTGGCTGCCCACTGGTCGTAGCGTTGCTTGTTTCGGCGTTCGCGTTCTTTTACTGCGCCAGTCGGTGCCCAGGCAAACGGCTTCAGAATGATTTTGTCGTCAAATGGAAACGCCAGCACCAAGGCGCTCAAGTCCTGCGTGCTGCTGAGGTCTAGCCCAGCCCAGCAGGCTCGGCCTTTCAGGTCTGGCAATGGCGCGGCGCAGGCATCAAAGCGTTCCATGTTTAGCCAGCGTGTGCTACTCTGCGTCCATTGGTTCAGGTGTAGCCTGCGGAAAGACTGCTCCTCTGCTGGGGATGCAAGCGCTTCGTTGACCTTTTGGCGGAAGTAGTCAGGCTTTACGGAAACATTGTATCCGGGATTGGCCGCCTTCCATGTGGCCTCGATGCGCCAGTCCGCCTCTGGTGGTGCCTCATAGATCACCGGTAGCATCGTCTCATCAAGCTCTTGGCCGGCAGTCCGCGCATCGGCTACGGCTCTGCCTCTGCTGTAGATCTCATGCCATAGGCTCTCGCGGTCGTAGCCTGCTGTGGAAATCATGATGACGCTTGGCTGCCTGCGTGCCAGCACTGATGTAGTCAGCGCCTCGTATAACTCACGATCTGGCCAGACGTGTAGCTCGTCCATCACCACTGCTGAGCAGTTCAGGCCGTGCTGTAGCTTGCCATCGGCGGCAATGCAGCGCAAGAAACCGCCTGACTTTTTCACGATCTCGCGGCGCAGAACCGTGCATCGAGAGGCTAAGGTTGGACAGCTTTGCACCATGGCCGCAGCGGTATCAAAAACAATGGCCGCCTGATCTCGGCTGCCTGCAGCACACACCACCTCGGGAAATTGTTCGCCATCGGCAAACAGGTGGTACAGGCCGAGCATTGCCGCCAATGTGGATTTGCCTTGCTTGCGTGCCAAGGCGATTGGCATGGCTCGGTATTGGCGCAGTCCATCTGGTCGCAAGGTGCCATAAAACGGGCGCACGATGTCCCGCCACTGCCAGTCGGACAAGATGAAAGGTTGGCCAGCGTGCTCGCCCTTGATGTGTTTCAGGCTTGCCGAGAAGATGGCAACACGCTTGGCAGCGGCAAGGCTTAGCCGAGAATCTTGAGCAAGGCCGATGGCATCTCGTCGCCCTGATTGGCCTCGGCTTGGCTTTCGGCTGGGAGCCTTGTCGTGCCCCGCGTCCTCGGGCTCAGGTACAGGCCGCATAGGCAGTCCCTCAGCCGGCTTTCGCACCGGCCTAGCTCGGCGTAGAGTGGGTGCATCACCACGCCTCCTGCTGCGTTTTTGACCGTCGAGCTCGTCAGTGCGTCTAGCTCCACTTGCAGGCGTTCGCACCTGGCTGCGGATCTCGCCGCCAACGTCACGCTCATCAAATCGGACTTGCCGCCCACGCCCAGCGCGGCCATCGCCCCGATTAGCCATTTATATATCCTTTGCTCATCTGCCTTCAGTCCCGGTGCTTTAGCTGGCAATGCTCCCCCCGGACGCATCCAGCCGCCCCGATCCTGTGATTTTCTGCCCCTAGCCATGTATATCACCCCATACGCCAAGCCTATCGTAAATGGCGGACCAAAAACCCGCTCAGC